GGCGGCCCGCACACGAAGGTGCGCCGGCGCTCCAAGGTGGAGACCGACCTGCCGGTGGAGCTTCGGGAGCAGGTGGACCGGCTGCTCATCGAGGGGGCCACGTACGAGGAGATCGCCGAGTACGTGAAGGCCCAGGGATACGACATCTCGCGCAGTTCGATCGGGCGCTACGGCAAGGCGTTCCTGAACGCGTACCGCCGCATCCGCATCGTGGAGGACCAGGCCCGGGCCCTGAAGAGTGAGGTCGGCGACGGGCTCGTGCTCGAGGAGGCGGCTTCGAAGCTGTTCACCCAGCAGGTGCTGGAGCTTCTGCTCTCGGCCGGGGTGGACATCTTGGAGACGCCCCGGCTCCTGGGGGAGTTCGCCAAGCTCCAGTCGAGCTCGGTGGCCCGGGAGAAGCTGAAGGCCGACCTGGCCAAACGCCTGGCCCAGGCGGCGGAAGAGGTGGAGAAGACCGTGCGCAGGGCGGGGCTCAGCGACGAGGCGGTGGACGAGATCCGCCGCAGGATCCTGGGGGTGGTGGAGTAGATGGCGGCCCGGCGCATCCCCGACGAGGCCCGGTTCGGGCCCGGGGGCAAGGCCCCGCCGGTGCTCCTGCCCTACCAGCAGCGCTGGCTCGCCGACCCGTCGGAGGTGAAGCTCTACGAGAAGAGTCGGCGGATCGGCATCTCGTGGGCCGAGGCGGCCGACGCGGCGCTCTACGCGGCCGCCGAGAACGGCGACGACGTCTGGTACACCGGCTACAACCTCGACATGGCGCGGGAGTTCATCGACGACTGCGCGTTCTGGGCCGCGCACTACCAGAAGGCCGCCGGCGAGATCGAGGAGTGCGTGTTCGAGGAGACCGACCCCGACGGCACGAAACGCTCGATCCAGGCGCTTCGGATCCGGTTCGCCAGCGGCCACAAGGTGACGGCCCTTTCCAGCCGGCCCACGAACCTCCGGGGCAAGCATGGCCGCGTGGTGATCGACGAGGCCGCCTTCCACGACGACCTGCCCGGGCTCCTGAAGGCCGCCCTGGCGCTCCTCATCTGGGGCGGGCAGGTGCGCATCATCTCGACCCACCTGGGCGAGGACAACCCCTTCAACGAGCTCATCCAGGACTGCCGCGCGGGCCGCAAGCCCTACTCGGTGCACCGCACCACGTTCGACGAGGCCCTGGAGCAGGGCCTGTACCGGCGGGTGTGCCTGAAGCTGGGCGTCGAGTGGACCCCGGAGGGCGAGCAGGCGTGGCGCCAGCGGATCCGCGACTTCTACGGCGAGGACGCCGAGGAGGAGCTCGACTGCATCCCCTCGCAGGGCTCGGGCGTGTGGCTGACGCGCGCGCTGATCGAGCGGTGCATGCGGCCCGAGATCCCGGTGCTCCGGTGGACCTGCCGCGACGACTTCGTGCACCGGCCGGCCGAGTTCCGCCAGGCCGAGGCCGAGGCGTGGTGCGAGGCCCATGTGGCGCCCCTGCTCGCCCGGCTCGACCCCAAGGCCCGCAGCTACTTCGGCGAGGACTTCGGCCGCACGGGCGACCTCACGGTGATCTGGCCCGCGCAGGAGGGGCCGCAGTTGGAGCTCGACACCCCGTTCGTGGTGGAGCTGCGCAACGTGCCCTTCGAGCAGCAGCGCCAGGTGCTCTTCTACATCGTCGACTGGCTGCCGCGGTTCTCGGGCGGCGCGCTCGATGCCCGGGGCAACGGCCAGTACCTGGCCGAGGTGGCCATGCAGCGCTACGGCGCCGGGCGGATCCACATGGTGAACCTGTCGGAGGCCTGGTACCGGGAGCACATGCCCAAGATGAAGGCCCGGTTCGAGGACGCCACGATCGCCCTGCCCAAGGACAGCGAGATCCTCGACGACCTGCGGGCCGTGCGGGTCACGAGGGGCGTGGCCCGGGTGCCCGAGGCCCGCACCCGGGGCCGCGAGGGCCAGCGCCACGGCGACGCGGCCATCGCCGGGGCCCTGCTCTGCTACGCGGTGGAGGAGTGCGAGGGCTATCAGCCCTACGACTACCGTCCCGTGCGGACCCGGAGGAGGCACGAGGACGACCCCTTGCCCCGGCCCGTGCGGGTGACCAGCGGGCTTCGCGCCCTGGGAGGGACTTGGTAGATGGCCACGCTCTACGACGCCTATGGACGGCCGGTGAATCCCCGGGAGCTCACCCGCGAGGTGGGATTCCCGACTCTGGCGGGGCTGCGCACGGTGTGGACCGACACGGTGGCCTCGGGGCTCACCCCCGAGCGGCTCACGTCGATCCTGCAGGACGCGGTGGAGGGCGACGCCCACGCGTACCTGACCCTGGCCGAGGAGATGGAGGAGCGCGAGTGGCACTACATCTCGGTGCTCGGCACCCGCAAGCGCGCGATCACAGCGGTGGAGCCCACGGTGGAGGCCGCCACCGACGCCGCCCGGGACGTGGAGATGGCCGATGCGGTGCGTGAGCTGGTGCGCCGGCCCGAGTTCGGCGACATGGTGGACGACCTGATGGACGCCCTGGGCAAGGGCTACAGCGCGGTCGAGATCGTGTGGGACCGTAGCGAGCGCCAGTGGTGGCCCCGGTACGCGTGGAGGGACCCCCGGTTCTTCCGGTTCGACCGGGCCAGCGGGCAAGAGCTTCGGCTGCTGGACGAGGCGGCGCCCTACGAGGGCGTGGCGCTCGCGCCCTACAAGTGGATCGTGCACCGGCCGCGGCTCAAGACCGGGCTGCCCATCCGCGGCGGGCTCGCCCGGTTCGCGGCCTGGATCTACCTGTTCAAGAACTACGACCTCAAGGCCTGGATGACGTTCGCAGAGGTGTTCGGGATGCCGCTGCGGTTGGGGAAGTACGGCGCCGACGCCTCGGAGGAGGACATCCAGGTGCTGCTTCGCGCCGTGGCGAACATCGGTACCGACGCGGCCGCGGTGATCCCCCAGTCGATGGAGATCCAGTTCGTGGAGGCGGCCAAGAGCGCGGGCGGTGACGCGCTGTTCAAGGGCATGGCCGAGTGGCTCGACCGGCAGACCTCGAAGGCGGTGCTCGGCCAGACCGCCACGACCGAGGGCACCGCGGGCAAGCTCGGCAACGAGGAGGCCCAGCAGGAGGTGCGGCGCGACATCCTGCGAAGCGACGTGCGCCAGCTCATGAACACCCTGAACCGGGACCTGGTGCGGCCGTTCATCGACCTCAACTTCGGCCCCCAGCCGGCGTACCCGCGGATCCTCCTGCAGGTGACGGAGCCCGAGGACCTGGACGTGCTGAGCCAGGTGCTGGAGCGGCTGGTGCCCCTGGGGCTCGATGTGGAGACGAGCGTGATCCGCGACAAGCTGGGGCTGCCCGATCCGCCGGAGGGCGCCAAGGTGTTGGGGCCGTCGGGGGCGGGGCCCGCGGTGCCGGCATTGAGCCGGGCCCGGCACCCCTGCCCCCACTGCGGCACGGCGATCAACCGGGTCGAGACCGCGGCGCGTGAGGCGGACGAGGACGAGCTGGGCCGGGCCGCCGAGGCCCTGGCCGGGGAGTGGGAGCGGCTGCTGGGCCCGCGGGTGGAGCGGTTGATCGCGCTGGCGGAGGAGACCGGGGACCTGGTGACCTTCCGGGATCGGCTGGCGGAGCTCTTGGATGAAGCCCCCCCGGCCCGGGAGGCGCTGGCCCGGGCGGGGTTCACCGCGAACCTGCTCGGGCGGCTGGGAGCCCAGAGGAACCGGAGGCGGTAGGTGGCCCTGGAAGTGCGCTTCGACCTGCCGCCCGAGAGCGCGGTGGCCTTTCTGGAGCAGAAGGGCCTCGTGGTGGGCTTCGCCTGGCAGGACGTGTGGCAGGAGGCCCACGACCAGGCGTTCACCGTGGCCAAGATGCTCGACACGGACCTGCTGGGGGACGTGCACGAGATGGTCACCCGCTACATCGAGGAGGGGCGCACGACGGCCGAGTTCGTGCGGGATCTGAAGCCCGAGCTGGTGCGCCGGGGCTGGTGGGGCCGGGCCGAGATGGTGGACCCCGAGACCGGCGAGCGTCGCACGGTGCAGCTCGGGAGCCCCCGGCGGCTCAGGGTGATCTTCGAGACGAACGTGAAAGCCAGTTACGCGGCCGGGCACTGGGCCGAGATCGAGGCCACGGCCCAGGACGCCCCGTACCTGATGTACGACGCCATCGATGACGGCCGCACCCGCCCCGAGCACGCCGCGTGGGACGGCACGGTGCTTCGCTGGGACGACCCGTGGTGGCGCACCCACTACCCGCCGAACGGGTGGAACTGCCGGTGCGGGGTGATCCAGCTCGACGCCGACGAGCTCGCCGAGCTGGGCAAGGACGGCCCCGACAAGGCCCCGGCCGTACGCACCTACGAGTGGACGAACCCCCGCACGGGCGAGACGGTGCGGGTGCCCGAAGGGATCGACCCGGGGTGGGCGTACCACCCGGGCCGCACCCGGGCGGCCGAGGTGCGCCGGGTGATGGCCGAGAAGCTCGACCGCGCCCCCTACCCCCTGGCGCGGGCCGCCGTGCGCTCGCTGGTGCAGAGCAGCGACCTGGCCCGGTGGCTCGACGACCCGCAGGGGGAGTTCCCCCTGGTGGCCCTGCCCGACGAGGACGCGGCCCAGATCGGGGCCCGGGGGCACACGGGGCGGCTTTCGGCCGAGACCCTGGCCAAGCAGCGCCGGAACCACCCGGAGCTCACGGTGGAGGACTACGCCGCGGCCCAGGATGCGGTGGACCGCGGGTGGAAGGTGAAGGATTCGCGCCGCAGCCTGGTGTACGTGTGGGAGGAGGGGCGGCAGGTGGTGGCGGTGAAGGCCACGCGCACGGGAAAGGCGATCTATGTGACGAGCGTGCGGAAGCTGTCGAGCCGGGAAGCGGCCCGCGACCGGGAGATCGCACGGCTCCGACGCAAGGCGCGCAAGCCATAAAAAAGGGGCTGCGCCTGGTAGCCCCGCGGGGACGACGTGACGGGCTCCCTTCGGCGTCGGACCGCCGCACCGCCAATTTACCCCGGCCGGACGCGGCCGGCCGGGTTTAGGACCTGTTGGGGGCCAGGCACCCCCTCAGCATGGCTCGCCGGGAGATTCTTTGCCGCCGTCCCTTGCCGAGAGTCTAGCCCGGCCGCGCCCGAGGGCGCAACCGCCGGAATCGCCCGAGAATCGATTTTTGGGGGTTCGCCCTACCCCAACCACTGGGGCGGGCCCGAAATCGCAAGGATCGGGGAGTTAAACGGGGTTTAAACGCGGTTGGGGGGGAGGTCCGTGACGGGTGGGAAGGGCGGTGACGAGTGACGGGTGACGGGGAGGCTGGCCGAGGCTTCTGAAGGGCTTCAGGGGGCACGCCGGCCTTGGTTGAGGGGCACGATAGCGCCGGATCGGGGGGTGGCGCAAGAGGGAGGCCCGCGATGCCCTGGACGATGGACGATCCGCCCCGGGTGGCCCGGCACTGGTCGGCCGACGAGCGCAGGCGCTGCGTGGACGCCGCGAACGCCGTGCTGGCCCACACGGGGGACGAGCGGCAGGCGATCCTTGCGTGAATCCATGCGGCGGGCCGCGGGCGCGGCCCCGGGGAGCAGGGGATGAACCGAGCGGTGGCGTTCAACGTGGACCTGGGCACGGGCGAGCTGCCCGAGTGGGTGGAGCTGCTTCCCCCGGGGCCCGAGGTGGTGGGCCGCGACGGGCGCCGGTGGCTGCTCACCGACCCCCGGGCCGTGGTGGCGGCGTTCGAGAGGCGGGGCGCGCCGCTGCCCATCGACTGGGAGCACGCCACCGAGGTGGCCGCGCCGGAGGGAAAGCCCGCTCCGGCCGCGGGGTGGATCGAGGCTCTGGAGGTGCGAGACGGCGGGTCGGTGTGGGGCCGGGTGAGCTGGACGCCTCGGGCCGCCGAGATGGTGCGCAACCGGGAGTACCGGTTCCTCTCGCCGGTGTTCACCTACCGCAAGGGGACCTTGGAGATCGTGGAACTCACCAGTGCCGGGCTGACGAATCAGCCGAATCTCCATTTGAGGGCCCTCAACCGGGCCCAGGAGGGACACGCGATGTGGAAGAAGCTCATGGAAGCCCTGGGGCTCGCCGAGGGCGCGACGGAGGACCAGGCCGTGGAGGCCGTGGGTCGGCTCCGGAGCGATCTCGACGCGGCCCGCAACCGGATCACCGCGCTGGAGGCCGATCTGGCCACCGCCCGCAACCGGGCCCAGGCGCCGGATCTCGCGAAGTTCGTGCCCCGGGCCGACTACGACGCGGCCGTGGAGCGGGCGACGAACGCCGAGAGGCGGCTCAGGGAGCACCTGGAGGCCCAGCGGGAGAAGGAGATCGAGGCCGAGATCGAGGCCGCGCTCAAGGCCGGCAAGATCACGCCGGCCACGGTGGAGTACCACAAGGCCCAGTGCCGGGCCGAGGGCGGCCTGGAGCGGTTCCGCGAGTTCGTGAGGTCGGCTCCGGTGGTGGCCCCCGAGTCGGATCTGGGCAAGAAGAAGCCCGACCCGGGCGCGAGCCTGCCCGACGCGGCCGCAGCCGTGTGCCGGAACCTGGGGCTCGACCCCGAGGAGTACAAGAAGGCCCTGGCGTGAGACGACGATCACGCCCTGACACAGGAGGACACAGATGGCTCTGAGCGCAGACCGTGACACGCCCCGCCGGGACGGGGTGCAGTACGAGGACGGCGTTGCCGCGAATGCCGTGATCTACGCGGGTGCCCTGTGCGTGTTGAACGCCAGCGGGTACCTGGCGCCCGGGTCCACCGCCACCGGGCTCACGGCCCGGGGGGTGGCCCAGGAGGCCGTGGACAACACCGGCGGCGCCGACGGCGCCAAGACCTGCAAGGTGCGCGCGGGGGTGTTCCGTTTCAAGAATGAGGCCACCGACCCGGTGACCATCGCCGAGATCGGCAGCGACTGCTACATCGTGGACGACGAGACCGTGGCCAAGACCGACGGCACCGGCACCCGGAGCGTGGCCGGCAAGGTGGTGGCGGTGGACAGCGCCGGCGTGTGGGTGCGCGTGGGCGTGTAAGGAGGAGACCAAGATGATCATCAACAAGACGAACCTCGCCGCCCTGTTCACCGGGTACAAGGCCGCCTTCAACCAGGGGTTCCGCAGCGCGGAGGTCTACTGGGACAAGGTGGCCACGCCGGTGCCGAGCTCGACCAAGTCGAACACGTACGGATGGCTCGGCCAGTTCCCCAAGCTGCGCGAGTGGGTGGGCGACCGGGCCGTGAAGAACCTGGCCGCGCACGGATACTCGATCGAGAACAAGGACTTCGAGGGCACGGTGGCTGTGCCCCGGCCGGACATCGAGGACGACGAGTACGGGGTGTACAAGCCCCTGTTCGAGGAGATGGGCTTTGCGGCCGCCACCCACCCGGACGAGCTGGTGTTCGGCCTGCTGGCGGCCGGGTTCTCGACCCCCTGCTACGACGGCCAGTACTTCTTCGACACGGACCACCCGGTGGGCAACGAGGAGACCGGGGTCACGAGCGTGTCGAACATGCAGTCGGGCGCCGGCAACCCCTGGTTCCTGCTCGACACCCGCCGGCCCCTGAAGCCGCTGATCTTCCAGAAGCGGCGCGACTACGCCCTGCAGGCGTTCACGAGCCC